CTCATCGACTTGGAAATCGCAGCCTCTCAGAAGGACGCAGTTTCTCTAGAGAATCATTTGTCTACTCTACACGACCTCAGAGAAGAGGCGAAAGACCAAGGTCAGATATCCGCTGCCATCACAGCCGAGGTCCATCGAGGCAAAGCTGGTGGACTCTACATCGATAGACGAGAAATACTGACCGCAAAGATTGATATGATGTCGAAGGACGACCTGCTCACTCGACTCGAAACACTGATTAAGAAACGAGCGACGGATTCAAATATAATAGAGGGAGACTTTGCATCCAAAGAAGTTTAATTACTTTTGGTTACAATCTGCTGTTCTTTATACTGCTTTACTTTGGTACCAATCAGGGCTATAATGAGTGTACTAAGTAGGTAATTTCGCCACTTAGCTAGAAAGGAGAAAGATATGATAGATAAAAACTATAAAGCTGGAACTCAAAGAGGTTCTGCAAACTACGATGCAGTGATTACGCTCATCGCTACACCTACGGGGAAATTTCCACCTCAGGCTGGAAAGATTATCGAGGCTTTAGTTGCTGCGAAAGGTAATACTTTAACAGTAGGTGAGTTGGTCGGGACCGATGGTTCTACTGAAAGTGCGTTAGATAAAGCTGGATTAAAAACAGTCCAGACTCCTAACGATATATGGACTCACTACAAAGCAAGACTTGTAGAAGAAGGACTGGTTACAATTAGCTAATAGCTGACTGGTACCAAAGGGCGACTTCGGTCGCCTTTTTTGTGCCTGCTCTACTCTACTCTATCCCTCTACTCTATCCCTCTGCTCTATCGCTCTACTCTATCCCCATCCCTTTCCCTCTACTCTATCACTCTATCAATCAATCAATCCGCTCAGTCGTTCTAATCGCGGTTTTGTTTTCCCGTCCCGTCGTTCGCGTCCGTCTTAAATTCTAACTAACTTAACTAACTTATATACGCTAAAAAGATCTTTTTAACCTAACTAACCTAATATAATTAATTTAACTAATTACCAATATACTATTGTATTGACTATAGAATCGTATATAATAGTTTATAAGATAGGTTAAAAGGGTACTTATCTTAATTAAACTATAACCCTTAGGAAAATAGAATTATGAAAACTAATGACAATAATAAAGATGTTAAACAGGCTATATCTAACATAGATAGAAAAAAAGCTATGTTTACTAAAGCTGAGTTAGATAGCATGAAGTCTGATACAGGCAAAGGTCGTAATGGCGGTATTGATACTATAGCTATTAATAATAAAGATAGCTTTACTACTACTCGTAATGCTAGTGGCTCTAAACAGGTTAGACACTTGCTTAGAATCATTGCCCAATTATGTGCTGATTCACCTACAGGTGTTATAAGTTATCAAGACTTTTGCGATGCATGGGAAGATGAAGATAGATGTGGTTATACTCAATCAGTACCTGAATGTTTTACACATTACTTTACAGGTGGTGGTGCTACTAAAAACTTAGTAAGAACAACTAAGTTAGACCTATCTATACTTAATGACGCATTAGCCTTCAATAACTAAGCTAAGCTAAGCTAACTAAGGGCTACTTCATGTAGCCCTTTTTTTATGCCTACAATAAACCCCCTATACCCCCCTATTGCGTTGTGCGGGTCCTGCCCTCCGCCACACCTTAGGTTCGCGTCCTTGATTGCAACTACTTTACAAATAAGTCCCTAGTGAAAAAAATTTTGCGAAAAAAATTTTTACGATTATACTTTTGTGATGGGATATAAAATAAGCATGGTTCTCGGAGNCCTATTGGTAGCTTCTTTGGCAGGTTCGAAGTACCTGTTCGACCAATTATCTCAGTCTAAAGCCAACCAAGTAATCCTTGAAAGTAAAATAACNGAGCAAAATGATTCAATTAAACAATACTTAGCTAAACAAGAACANCTGTCCGCTGACCTCGGAAAGTTNGAAGCTCAAAAACAAGACGCTCTCCGTGAAGTCAATAAATTAAGACAAACATTTGCTAAGCACGATTTAGATAACCTTGCGTTAAACAAACCAGGATTAATAGAAAAGATTGTTAATAAAGGCAGTAAACAAGTCATGGATGACTTAGTAGACCTAACTTCGGTCCAGAAGGAAACCCCCTCAAATGAATAAACCCTTCCATTTAGTTCTACTAAGCTCATTCTTCTTTATAACTAGTTGTTCGCTATTACCAACCAAACCTGTTGAAGTGAATACTATTGCGTTACCTGCACCCATGTACCACCCACCGCTGCCCATGGAAATACAAGCTGTTGGTGTTGAATGGAAAGTCCTCACACCAGAAATCATGGAAGAATATTTAAAGTTAGTACAAGAAGGTAAGGCTCCTGCGGTTGCGTATTATGCATTAACTACGCCTCAGTACGAAAATTTATCGATGAACATGGCAGAAATAAAAAGATATACAAAAGATATTTTATCTATCGTTGAGTATTACAGAGAATACGATGAAAAACAATAGGCAATGGCACGGCGGCAAGGGAAGTAGACAAAGACCCACGGACCGCGAAAAGTTCAACGCTAACTTCGATAGAATATTCAAAGACCGTAAGCCTAAAGAAAAACCTTCCGCGAACCAAGAACTCCACTCATAAGCTTTTCTTCTTTACTTTATTTTAAGTTTTTGCTTTGCAAATAACCCGCAGTTCGCATATACTTAGCTTATGGCTGAACCTACAGGCACAATAGAACCTATAAATCCATTTAACCAATCTTTTATGGATAGGATTTATAACTATATAAATCAGCCCTTAAACACCGAAGACCCTCTTCAAAACCTTGTATCTGGAGTAGCCGAGTTTATTCCAGGAATATCCACTGAACTAGCTAAACGTAGAGGAGATAAATTTGGAGAAGCTTTATCGTATTTAGACTATCTCGGAGGAGGAGGTGCAAAATTAGCTTTAAGTCCTTTTTTAATAGCTAGGCGAAAAGAAATACAACAAACGCTTAAAACTTTTGACGAAGACCCAATACTAAAAGGTAACGAAAGTGTTAAAAATTCTCTTAAGAAAGAACTAGACCAAATCAATAAAGCGGAAGCAGAAGAATTAAGAATAAAAGAACAATACGAAGGCTTTGTAAAAGACCCTACAAAGTTTGGTAAAAAACAACCGACAAAAGAATTAGCCGACGCTACAAAGAAAACAGGCAGAAAGCCTATGTCTGTTGATGAAATAGCTACACAAATTCGCAGGAACGAAGAAGCAGGAACACCGTTTATGTTTCGCGGTGAAAGAGGAATAGCTTCGTTATCTAATAAACCCACATATTTAGCCGCTGATGCACTAGACCCCAGATTGCCCGAGTTTAGTAAAAAAAGTCTTAAAATTTTACAGCCTAAATTTAACAAAGTTTTAGATGTTGATAATATGCCGTCTGATATAGACCAGTTATTAACTAACCGAGAAATGTATCGAAGTAGACCAAGTCGTGTAGGCGGCGAAAATCAAATGGATTTCGATATAGATAGAATTAGAGGCAATATAAAAGATAGTGTGAATAAAACTCCGTCTTCGATTAATAAAGAAACAACTGATTTCTTTCAAAAAGAAGGCTACGATGCTTTGCGTTTTCCACCTAGAAGATTTAAGGGCGAGGGAGATACCTATATTTCATTAGACCCTTTAAATAATTTATCAGAGTTTGAAAACGTTTCACCAGATGTGATACAAGACTTAATAAGAGAACTTGCTAGAAACCAAATGAAATAAATGACATCTAACGCTGATAAGCTAAAAGCTTTAAAAAACATAGACCTTGCGTATTTGAATAAAGCAGAGGCTAAAGAGTTTACTGTTTTACTAGAAGAATTAGAAAAACGAGAGTTTCAAGAAAAAGCCACAAGTACCTTTATGGATTTTGTAAAATCTATATGGTCTGAGTTCATTAACGGCGACCATCACGTAAAAATGGCGAAAGCTTTTGATGACATAGCTAGTGGTAAACTAAAACGTTTAATTATCAATATGCCGCCTAGACATACAAAGTCTGAGTTTGCGTCACATTTATTTCCTGCTTACCTATTAGGTAAAAACCCTAAATTAAAAATAATAGAAGCAACCCACACCGCTGACCTTGCAGTTAATTTTGGTAGAAAAGTTAGGGATTTAATTGACGGAGACGAATACAAAGAACTATTTCCAGACACAGAACTAAAAGCGGACAGCCGTTCTGCTGGTAAATGGCTTACAAATAAAGGTGGTGAGTATTACGCCGCAGGTATTGGGGGTGCATTAGCAGG